CTGCCTCCTAGGAGCAGGCGATTTAATCGAGCCATGTTTCATCATTGACGGATCACTCGATGTAATCTGATATACTGCTATTTAGCAGCATTTAATATGTTATAATTCCCCTAATTTCTTTTTAGAATAATTCTAAACAAGACAAATTTCTTTGACCATTTCCATAGGTTATCGAAAGGATAGCCTAAGTTGGATACAAAATTCGTTGTTTAACCTAAAAAGGAGGTAATATGGAACCAAATGAAACCAGTGATTATGTGCCTGTAAAAGATCGGGCAAAGATTGCGGCAATTATTACAAGTGTTGAATCACATTTATTATCGGTCAAAAGGAATGTCTTCGAAATCGGGAAATGTCTATCCAAAGCAAAACACATTCTGCCTCATGGGACTTTCCAAAGATTCATTAGTGACCACTTCAATAAGGAACTGCCATATAGCACGGCAAATCTTTATATGAAGATATATGATAAGTTTAGGCTCACTCCACGGGCAGTCCAATATCTGCCTATCACATTTCTACTCAAACTAACTGATAATAGCTTTCCTGAAGAAGTATTAAACATCATCAAGGAGAATGCGAGTAGCGATAGTATTGATATTCAGATAATTAGTGATGCATTTGCCAAATTCAAGAACAAAGAAATCAATCTGTCTCAGTTTGAAGCTGTTGCGAAGAACCAAATTGATCTAGCAACAGAAATGGAATGGGGCAGAACTGAAAAACGGAATAGTAAGGCCATGGCAGATACAACACATAATTGTTTCAGGGCATTGTCAAAAGCGGTGGGTAAGATCGACACCATGACGAATAATATGATCTACTTCCTTTATCCTGAGCAGAAGCAAGGCATTGTAAGGGACATTGATGACGCTATCCGAATGTTGGAAAAACTTAAGTTGAACTTAGATAACAAATCCTTTCAGCAGTTCTTTGTTGTACAGGCAAATGACAGGACAGGAAGGAGGGAGCTTGTTGCAAACAATCTTACTGAAAACTCTAATAATTAGAGATTTCAAGCTTTCTCAGTGAGGCTTATTGTTCTTTGACATACTGGTATGATTAATTTGTATTTCTCAAATCATCTTGCGAACTTTGATATGCAGAGTCACCATCAGCGTGACAATCCTCAAGTGAGGGAAATGCAGCGAGACACTTTGAGCCCCGGATGTCACAGACAGGTCCGGGGCTTTCATTGAGTCTCATACTGATATTATTTAGCATGATTGTTAATAACTAGTCCAAATGTTTAACATTTTCATTATTATTGTCATACTTCATCATAAAGTAGAGACATATATTTGGAAAAGAAAAGGGAGGCCACTAGAGCCTCCCAAGGGATCAAAGGGTGGAAACAATTAAGTTCCAACAGGTGAATAAGTTTGGACCTTATCCTATTGCCCGCCGATAACTTTGAGGACCTTTTGGAAGGGTTCTCCCAATCGGCTAAGGTCGGAGCAACATCAAGTAACTGAACCTAACTAGTGGGGTGCTGGAACACCCCATTTTTTGTTCCTTTGAACTTCCGCTAAAATACTCTTTTTGAAGAGGTAGGCCAAGAAGTAAAGTTCTCATTTATTAACATACTTATTGACTTTTTTAAACAAAGCAAGAAACTTTTTAAAATGCCTCATTTGTCACATTGTTAATTGACATATGGATGATTATCAGGAATATGTAGATGATTGCTGACAATTACCAAACGTGGTCTTTGTTAGTTTTTACAAAATTGGAATCCACTTCACCTGTTGAGTATGAGCATAGATGAACATATGCATAGTTCCTGAATGTAGGCTACCTCAGTATTCATTGTGCATTTTCTATGCCCTAATAGTGGTTTGAAAAGACTAAAAGACTGGTTTATAACTCTAACTTTGCCTGAGTCCCTTCAGATGTGACAATTTTCTCAGCCTTCTTAAAGGTTTCAACCTTTGAAAGAGGTATCATTGGCCGTTTACCTTCCATCAACTCCTCGACTGAAATTACCTGAATTTTATCGCAGTAGGTATTATCGAAATCATCAGTAAACTGACCCTCTTTCTTAGCAATAACTTGCATGTTCTTGGTGATCTGATCGGCAAAGCAAATAAACAAACCGATCGCACCCTTTTTGTCCTCCACCGTTTTGATAAAGTGATTGAGTTGTGTCGGAGAGGCATTACCGCTTTTCACCTCGATCATCACAACGTACTTTTTATCATAAATGGAGAATGTCCGGTATCCGTCAAACCCCATTTCGTTCCGACGTTCATTTATAACGCCGTGTAGAAGGACCTCGACAATCCATTCTTCGAACTCAAGCCGACCACCTTTAACATTATTGGCGAGTTCCTTGGCGGAATCTATGTCTTTCGGGAATCCATGTATTTCAAAGGTCTTAAGGATTTCATCCCCGTAAGTATCACCGAGGCGTTTGGCAATGAGTTTTACTGCTAAATGAGATATATCTACGCCAAGCCATTTTCTATTGAGTCTCTGAGCAACTGCAACGGCAGTTCCGCAACCACAGAAGAAATCGGCGACAATATCACCTTCATTACTACTTGCCAAGATTATCTTATCCAAAAGAGCTTCAGGTTTCTGTGTTGGATAGCCTAGCCGTTCCTTTGAAGCTTGGTTGATAATATCAATGTACCAGTAGTCTTCAATCGGAACACCTTCTTTGAGATAATCCCTTACCACGAGTTCGGGATGCTCGATCTCCCATTTGGGATCAACATCTTTCGCTGATTGAATAGGACTACCTTTGATGCCTCGACCATTTAACCTGTAATAACCAATTTCGTCCTTGTGTTTAAACTTTTTAATTGTAGTTTCAGATAAAGGTCTTAATATGGATCTCCAATTAAAAGTGTATTGATCAGTTTTTGAGTAAAGTAGAATAACATCATGTTTCTGTCCGAAGTGTCGTTTTGAGAAATGTCTTGATTTATAGCACCAAATAACTTCGTTCCTGAAATTCTTCTCACCAAATATCAAATCACAAACGATCTTCAGGTAATGACTCATTGTCGGATCACAATGAAGGTAGAAACTACCAGTCGGCTTTAATAGCTTATGCATATACCACAACCGGACCGCCATTGTTGTCAGGTATGCGATTGCACCTTTGGAGATATTTGTATTATCAAGGTTCTTAATGAAATTATACAGGTTAATATCCAAATCAGACAACTGGCTTAATGTCATCACGTACGTAACATTAGACCAGGTATCAGCAAATGCCTCCTTCTGTGCTGTGCTGTCCTTCATGTCCACACTCTCAAAGAGAACATTATAATTCCGCTTGCTATTGAAGGGAGGATCAATGTAAATTAGGTCAATAAATCCCTGTGGATAAGACGCATATAATTGTTGCAATACGTCGAGGTTGTCCCCAAAATAAAGTTGGTTTTTCCAGTTGACAGACATAAGTCTCACTTTGGAAAGCTAAGATAGTCTCTTTTTAACTATTAATAAGAAGGAAAATACGTTGATGTCCACTGCCTACTTTAAATTATCAACATCTCACCAATTCAAATCACATTCTTAAGAAATGCCCTCAGTATGTAGCGGGATAACTTTCTTTTAAACGAACCTATCTTTTATTTAACTGATTATTTGCGCATTACCTCGTTGGATATAATATCTCAGAAAATTTTATCGTAAATCTCGTGGATTTATAATATGAAGTATTGAATTTTCCCAAATCACATCTAATCCATTGTTTATGAGAAACATGAAAGACACAAGACGATCATTAAATTTCACGCAAGATCAATTAAGTGTGTTGACTGGAATTCCTCAGTCAAACCTTTCAGCAATTGAGCATGGAAAATATAACCCAACGCAATCAACTCGAGATAGAATTGAGAAAGTCCTCGGTAAGGTGGATTGGATCGAAACGGAAAAGCTAACTCTCAGACAAACGAGTTTTTTCAAAGCTGAGAGATTATTGAAGAAGATTGTCGAACTAACATTGACGATGGATAATCAACAGAAAAGTGATTTTAACAGGTTAGTATTCAAATATTTTAAATGAAGGAGGAAAATGAAATGAAAAAGATCCATTTTACAACAAGCAGAGGTGTCGGATTTGTAGAAATTCCCGATGATGTTACATCTATCAGAGTACCGGAAGGTATTTGTGAGAACTGCGGAGAAGAACCGCTGACGTACGATGCTGGTATTGCACATCATGAAGATGAACCGGATGAAAGTCATAAAATAACAATTCCGGGTGGCGAAGAAGATACTGAACACCTACTCCCAAACATCCAGTAGCCATGAGAACCAGTGTACAACGAAGGTATTCCAACCACAGAGCTCCCGAGTATAAATTTTATAACGATCAGTTCGACAAGTTTTTAATTCTCAGCCATATCCTCAATTCAGAAAATCCAATCGGTAGTCGTAGTATCCTTTGGGACAGAGCGTCAATTGAAGCTGAAATTGACAGACTGACCACAAAATTGATCCCCGATATTGAGAAGAAGCTTCAAGAGCTTGAGTCTTCTTTTAATGGTCATTGTGAACAACAGATTAACATGGGTCGCAAAAAACCTGAGCGTTGGCCGAAGGATCTTCTTGAGCCACGACTCAAGTTTGAAGCCTATATGGATATCACAAAACGTGAAATTGAGGTCTTGAAAGAACAGCTTCATAAAAGATTCATCGAGCCAATCAAACAAGCGGAGGCACAGGGTATGTTGAAGAGAGGTCCTCTTGGTGTCGGTGAAATGAGGGGTGGTATCTTAATAATGATTGACGGACAAGCTTGTGAAAAGATTGATGGCGTGATGGTCATCACTTCTGAAAAATCACCTTATAAAGGTATGAGTGTGGCTGATTACCGTGAATTTGTTGTCAAACCCTGGAGTATTTCAAGAAGGAAAAGGAATCTTGAACTCGAAAAAATGAGAGCCGAAGAAATCCGTAAGACTGGTAAATCAACTATTTACATCAGTATGGGGAACAGGGTAATCAATAAAGCATCACTGCCACCTTGGCCAAATGGTGTACAGAATTTGCTCGTTAGTAACTCTGAAAAAGCGGAGAAGGTCGTTCCATTAAAAAGAGCGGGAGGAAAAACCTGACTCTGTTTGTTTCAAGGGATGGTTTAATCAGAACCATCCCTTTTAACTTACCTTAAAATGAATCAACAATGAATAAAGACAGGTATATCAACAAGTTACGCAATGAGGTCAGAGAGAAGGCTCAGTTAATCCAGTTCATGCGAATTCATCAGATTCCTTTCACTCGATATGATTTCTTGATTTATGAGTTGAGAGACCTGAAAATCAAACTTGCAGAAGTTGAGGCAATTATTGCAATGGAACATTTACGACAGATAAACGAGAATTGAGATGAGTCATCTTGGTAGGATAGAGCAAGCAATAGTTAAAGAGTTGAATTATGATGCCATGGATCATTCGTCTCTTTATGATTCGATCAGGACATCGCATTTTACACGCGATACTCCAAAATGTATCTCTCGTCATCGGATCAGATCCGCTATAAGATCATTAAAGAGAAGGAAATTAATTATAGACCAGCGTGGAATTTTGAGTATTAACGAATAAAAACAAACATCATGGAAACGAAAAGACAAGTAGTGCCGGACATTGAACCGGTCAGACCGTACAACAAAAAAAATGTATCAGTTCACCAATACTCATTGGAAGGAAAGTACATCAAGACATTCAGGAGTATGAATGAGGCAGCTAACCTCACAAAGACTCCTTGTTCATCAATTGCAGAATGTATAAAAGGTAAATTCAGAACAGCCGGCGGCTTCCAATGGCGAAAGGCTGAATAAAATGAAAAACACACAAGGGATCAGCCGTGCACAAGCTGGGGGATGGTTTCATGTCCACCATCCCCACTCCCTTGTTCCACAAAACGGACATAATAATCGAAAGGACATGAATCATGGAACGGACAAAATTCATAGGTCAGAACCAAAACCGAGGTAATCCCTATTTAACCACAGACCTTTTTAATAAGCTATTTAAAAAGTACGGAGGTGATCCGGTAGCGTTGTATGCTTTGTATTGTCATACCGCCGTATGGCAGAAAACCAACCAACCGAAAGTAACCGACAAATACTGTATAAATGCGTTGAAGTGGGGATCGGCAAAATTTTACAAGAATAAGGAATTACTGAAAAAACTGAAATTAATAATACCGATTGAGCATCGAGATGAAAGAGGGCGTGTAGATAGCTGGTACATCAGAGTAAATCACTATGTGAACCAGAACCCTCGAAACAAGAGTCTGGATGACACCCGCAGTAAATCACCAGAACCCTCAAAACCAGAGTCTGGTTCCGAGGAGTCAAATACTATAAAAAAAATTGGACAAAGAAATGCTTATAATGGGGACAGTTTGACAACTGTCCCAAAAAATGAGAAAGTATGTCATAGAGTTACAGATAATGGTGAATTTGATTTTGTCCCAAACTATACGAAGAAATCTTTCAAGGAATGGGATGGCAGAAGATACTATCGTTGCACAGATGGTGAATACAGAAATTGGGCAGGAGAGATTTGGATTGAATAATTGTCCTTAGAATCTTTTAACACCGGTAACTTTAAGTAAATCAACCTGTCCAAGTTTAATATTATGGTAAGTAGCCTTTCATGAAGTTATTTCCACCAATAAAGGAATAAGGCATCTGTCCGATTCAACCCTGTTGAAAATTGTCGCACCGCGAATGTTTCGGCACCTTCATTTCACTCCCACCTTGTCCTGGAGTCGTTTCCAAATGTACCATACAGTACTCGACCGGAAAGACTTACCGGTCCTTGTCCGGTAGTTTTCCAAGTTTAACCTGTCGGCTATTTGTTGGAATGTCATTCCATTCCTTTTCAAGGTTTCAATGTAATGGAAGGCATGTACCACATTGGTATCGGTACGAGCTTTCATGTAGTTTGTCATGTGAGCTTTCCTTCTACCAGCATCAGACAGATTATTTGTACCGGCTTTCCATTCCGGTTCACGGAGCTTTTTGGCATGTAAGGCATCCTTTGTCCTTTGTGATATGTATTTCCTTTCCTGTTGTGCAAGAGCAGCAAAAATATGTAGTGTAAATTCATTGGCTTCCGGCATATCAGCACAGACAAATTTCACTCTACTATCCATCAACTGAGAAATGAATGATACGGAACGGCTAAGTCGATCCAATTTGGCGACTATCAATGTAGCATTGGAATTCTTTGATGTACTGATAGCTTCAATTAAGGCAGGTCTATCATCATGACTACCGGATTCACTCTCTGTAAACTCAGACAACAGGCATCCATTTTTATGTCTGATATAGTTTAAGATCATCAATCGTTGAGCTTCCAAGCCAAGACCGGATATTTCCTGTCTTTTGGTACTCACACGATAATAAGCAACATATTTGATTATCATATTGTTAGATATTAATGTATTTAATCGGGTGATTAAAAACAAGACTATTGTACTACAAAAAGGCATAAAAAAAGCGGTACGCACTTAAGCATACCGCTCTCAGTTAGATTTACTTGGTGATAGCAAAATTACCATCTTCCAGTTTCTTGATTACTACACCACGTTCCTTACTCATGCGTGATGGTAATTGAACGTTGATTGTCTTTTCCATTCCGTCCTCAGCTCTGTCCGGAAACATTTCGACAAGCTTGGAAAGGATGTCAGCTTTGGAAATTCCCGACTGACCGGCATTACTCACCAGTGTGAAGATGGTGGAAATGACTCCCGGACCTTTCTTCTCAGCTTTCTTTCCTGTCAGCTTCTTTAACTCATCCTTGGCGGCTGCTAACTGAGCTTTCAGGTCATCAATTTTCTTGGTAGCATCAGCAATCAGTTGGCTGTTGTCGGTTTCATTGGTTTGATTGGCATCTGAAATCGACTCCAGATCAACATCATTGGCTGCGGCTTTCTTAACATCTTTTGTTTTCATTTCATTTGGTTTTAAAATGTTAGACATAAAAGTTAGCAGTCAGAAATGACTCACGTCAAATCTGACCTTGTTCATCTCTATTT